GTATTAGCTGTTTGACCTCTGCCTTGGTAGCAACCGGCCCCACTTGAAATGTATCTGTTCGTTCTCTCATAATTTATAACCCGTATTTTGTTAGTAGGTGATTGCGGATAGTACCTGCTTCTGAATCCGTGAGTGCTGAGTCAAATACAATGATTTCCCACATAGCCCCCACATACTCATTATAGCTTGGAGTAGTTGGCCCATCATACGAGGTAAAGAAGGTCGCAAAATCCCAATCATCTGATCCAACATTACCTGTGACACTAGCCAATCCAGAAACAATAAGTTTAGTTGTTGCATCCCCATTAAAGTGTTCAGAAACAACGTGCATATCAGTGTCATAAGCTGGGGTAATCTGGATCTCTGACCCACTACCCTGTCCAACACCAAACTCTCGGTTCGGATTTGAGTTAATGCCTTTCCACCTAGCATCACTATCAGACCGAGCATCGTGTAAGAAATAAGCGTCGGAGACTGACCCTTCTGTGTACTTAAAGACCATGAACACAGTTCCGGGCGAACTTATAGTCTGCCCTGCTGTTGTCTCCAAACCTACGTCGTCATTCACATACACAGCCGCATAGTCAGTCGTATTGACAAAAGCATCACCCTGTATAGTCCATGTCTCACCACCAGCACCGCTGCTTACCCATGTTGAGGTGTTGGCAGTAGCATCTGCTGGGTTGAAATCCAGTACTGGCGTAGCCGTTGGGTCTGTACTGTTGAGCAAAACTACCCTGCCAAAATTCCCTGTAGCCTTGTTATCTGTACCGCTAGTATCTGAACCAATCTCAAACTCATGTGAGCTATCAACCAACGTGCCTACAACATGGGATATGTCGGCACTACCGAGTTGCGCCCATGATACGCTTGCTACCGCTGTTGTAGCAGCATCATCACTGGTATAGAAGTTGGTTGTGTTGGCTGAATTATCAAAAGTAACCCTTATCCAGTGACCTGTACCATTACTAAACCCTGTAGCAGATGTAGAATTGGAATAAACATAATCGGAACCAGTGGTTGATGTGGTTAGGGTTAGTTGGCCACCACTAATATAAAATCTATAACAACGATCAGAACTCCCTCCATACTTACCCGCAACAACATAAGTTCCAGTATCCCAGACATCAAAAGAAGCATAAGCAATAATTGTGAACGCACTGGATACGCTGTTGTCGGCAGAGTCGGGAGTAGAAAAGTAGTTGCCCGAAGTGCTGTCCCTCCTAGCTGTATTGCTAGGCAACACAAACAAATTAGCCGCAGTCCCATTCACGGTATCCAGATCATAATCCGTACCGCCTGTGCCGCTGTTCGTCCACTCAGTTATGGGGAACGTGCCTACAATGTCAGCAGGAGTGTAGTGGGCCAGCGCAGTAGCAAGCAGGGTTTCAGCGTTAGCCAGCTCGTACTTGGTTTCAAGGTAGTCCTGTACCAGTGCTACATCGTCGTCACTCAGGGCTGAGTCGAACACGATGAACTCGTACATTGCGCCCGTTGTCGGCACAGTGTGAGCAGTATTGGAAAACAACGTACCCCAGTTTAAGTGGTATGCCCCTGCGTCCCCTGTCACACTACCCATACTGCTGTCTGTTAGTTTTGTAGTAGCATCCCCGTTATGTTGGATCGTAGTGATAGAAAGTGCGTTTTGGTATGGTTCAGCTAGATATATGTTTGATCCCGCGTACAGAGTAATCTTGTCTGGTGTTCCAGGCTCAGTGTTTACCCCTATACTAGCCGAGCCTGTTGACTTAGCGTTGAAATACACCTCAGTAGCACTGGGATCTGCAATTTTTTGTTTCAGTACCATGAATATAGTCATGGGATCAGCTATCGCTTGCTCCGTCGTTGTCTCTATACCAACCGATCCTTTAGCATACACAGCATCGTAGTCTGTCGTATTGACCACTGCATCGCCTTCAATTGTCCAGACCTCTGCGTTTGCGCCGCTGCTTGTCCATGTGTCGGCGTTGGGGGAAGCATCTGCTGGGTTACAATCCCATGCGGGGGCTGCGGTTGGGTCAGTGCTTTTTATACCAACTACTCTGCCAAATTTCCCGCCCCATGTTGAGCCTCCATCCAATATGTCGCCTACCTGAATATCGCCACTACTATCGTAAAGGCTTGTCTGTGTTATTGTTACTGACGTTCCTAGCTGAGTCCATGATACTGCGGTTGGTTCCGTATCTGCGGCATCGCCTGACGTATAAAAATCTGCCGTATTTGCCGATATATCGTAAGTAACTCTAATCCAGTGCGCGGAACCATTAGCAAAACTGTAGCTTGCATTCGACGCGCCATCTGCAACGGTAGCGACCGTCCCATCACTAGTTGTAACTAGGTACAGCTTGTCTGCGCCTGACTCAGTAGCAAAAGCCCAACAAAATTCCCCTACGGAAGTGAACTGCCCCGCAATGTATTGCCTACCTGTTGAACCCCAATCAGCCAGCGCACCATAACCGATAACTGTAAAGTCCCCTGTAAAACTGTTAGCGGCTGAGTCAGGCGTGGATAGGTAATCTGCGTATGTCACCTTCACCATGTGGCTCTCAAGCGTAATCAAATTAGCCGCTGTACCCACAACCGTATCAAGGTCGTAGGATGCTCCACCCGTACCTGAGTTCGTCCACTCTGTGACGGGAAACGTGCCTACAATGTCGTCTGCCGTATATCGGGCAAGGGCTGTGGCTAGTAGTGTATCTATAGGAGTGGTAGGTGTGCCGCCACCACCGAACCCAAGCATCTGATAACCAAAACTCATTAGGCATCGTTCCCTGCGTCAGTGGTGAAAAACAGTTTTATCCCTATAAGCCTCGCGTCCTCCGCCATAGTATCGCTGCCGTTTGATACAGCCCTGAATATCCTGAAATAGCACATATCCTCAGCCGCTGGCGTACCGGCTATGGTGATAGCGCCAGACTCGCCCGTTACAAGCATGTCATTTGCTGCCGAGATATTGTTGTCAATGACCACAACAGCAGTACCGTAGGTCGCGCCTATCGTGCCGTCGTTACTAACCGCTACACCTTGTAGACTCCATGCCACACCATCGGTATCAGTAGCCGTAGAAGTCCAGAAGGCTTGGAAGGCTACTGTGCCCTCATTCCAGCTCTTTGGAAACGCCACTTGGAACTGTGCGTATTCGGCAGAAGTCCCGTCAAAGTCCAGCACGTTCATATCTGGTTGCCCAGCCCCTGTCGCAGCCTGTGCTATCGCCGCACAGCCGTTAGACACCGTGGGCAGCATAGCCGCTACTGGAACGAATATAGTTGATTTGCCTATGTTGCCGGATGCCAGCCCTGTACAAGTGCCTGAGCTGCCGCTGGCGTTGCCTGTGACGTTGCCAGTTAGCGGCCCTGCAAAATTTGTAGCGGCTGTAATCACCCCGCCATCAATGGCGCTCGACCCGACATCGACAGCGCCAAAACCTGACGTAATCGAACCTGAGTCCAGCGCTCCTACAGTGACCAAATTGGCTGCACTCGTGATGGATGCTTGTGTTCCGCCTGTGACCGTTGCTGCGGTGCCACTGGCGTTACCTGTAACATTACCTGTTACGTTACCTGTAACATTGCCTGTAACATTACCTGTTACGTTGCCGGTCAAATTACCCGTGATCGTTCCACTTACTGTCAATGCCCCGTCAAACTGTACGTCACCACTATCGACCCATAATGCCCAGTTAGTAGCGCCTTCACTTGGCGCACCAGCTATGTACATGGTAGCCGCAGTTGTAACCGTTCCAGTGGCCGTGATATTCGGCTCAGTCAGATAAACAGCGGATACCAGGGCTGTAGTACCGGTGGGGATAGTGATTGCATTGCTGTTGAGCATTGCCAATCTATGCGTGTTTTCAGTAGCGTCAGCCGTGAATGCAGCAGGATCAATCGAGATAAACCCAGTGTTAGCAACCGACTGCCAGCCAATCTTGACTGCATCAACCGCCTTAACTTCAATGTCTATAACGTCGTCAGTATCCGCCGTGATCGAGGAATCCCCGTCAACGTCGAGTATGATCTTGTTACCATTGCTGTCCTGTGTGCCTGTCCATACTGTCTGACCGTCCTTATCTATAGAGTTCGTGATTTCAGTCTCTATGTCAGTCATGGTGTTGTTATGCACCGTTGAGCTAATGGTTGTACCTGTTACGACAGGATTACCGGCTGGAAGCGTGTACGTACCTGCGCCGTCCCTAGAGATTGAACTACCCTCCCGATTCCGTTACAATACATGTCTCTCTAGCATGTAACGGTATCATAATATGCTTAAGAGGATTTCTTGTAATCATTAGAAGTCCCCTGCTTTAGTTGTTTGTGGGGCCGAGAGAATACCGGCTGTCTGCGCTAATTCCAGCGTCTTTTGCAATGCCTGTCTTTCTGCGAGAGGCACTTGTTCCAGTAATCTAGCGGCCTCTTGTGGATCACGCATAATACCATGTAGAGCCTTAAATGATCTTTCGTCCATTTTACCAACCAATCGGTTGAATGCCGTCTTAAATATCATGTATGTCTGATTAAGCGGCCCTGTAGACGGCAACATAAAGATTTCGTCACCGATTATCTCTTTAGCCTTTTTCATGCCTTCTGCCGACATTTTCTCATATTGCGCCCTTCGCGCAAGACTTTCGGTAATTACCTCAACCTTTTCGACCTTATCCGCCGGTAATACGTCGGGCAGTTTTTCAAATCGCTTGAATCCAGTTGCCTTTTTGATCGTGCTTGGGGCGTCCCTTACAGCTTGAGCGAACTGCGCGGAGCGTTGTACACCCTCGCTTCCTTCCTCGCCCAGCGGGGAAATTAACTTGTCACGCAACACCTTGCCGACTTCCATTTGGTTTATCGGTTTAGACGCTTCCGCAAACTCTGACCTTGCTTTGCCATATTGGGGATTTCTTGTCCCCATCCAATCTATCAGATCACCACGCAATGCCTGTACTTCAGCCTTTTTCGTGCTGCTCAAGGCGTTATCGCCAATCTTTCCTAACTTGTCGTCCAACCCTATTTTCACGAAATGGAGGAATTGAGTTAGGTCGTTTTCTGGCGTTAATCCCCGCGCTTTCATTGACTCTGCCGCATCCCCAACTTCTTTTCTGTAATGAGGGTTAGATACAATCGCTTTCAATTCACTATCAGGAGGCATACGGCCTAGTGCGTCGTCAGCGTATGCTGCCTTGTAATTTATGTCTGCTTGAGCGCCACGGGCGGATATAGCTTGCTCTAAGTCGTCGCCTTTGCCTGATATGGCCTCAACTAGCGCCTTTCTTGAATCATCGTCGGCTAATCTTGCTCGTCGATACGCTGTTGGATCACCTGATTCCGATATTTTTTGCAAAGCTGAGAACTCGGTACGTCCAGCAGGAGCCGCTATCTCACCAGCCGCCGCTTGGCCTTCAGGTAATTGTTTGTTCTCACGCAGGAGCTTGGCTATCGCCTGACGATCCTCACCAGCCGTATCCCGCATAATCCTTCCAGCAGCACGTTTACCGCCACCAGCAAGAAGGGGGTCAATTAAATTCCTGCCGCCTTTCAATACCGCTCCTGCTGCTCCAAGGGTCGCGGGAATACCTGCCCCAACCCCAGTGCCAAGGGCAATTTGAGAAGCCTGTTCCTCATCACTAACAGCGGGGGTTAATGCGCCATATCCACCGCCGACGCCAGCACCGGTCAGCACTTTCTGCATGAAGTTTTTGCCCATGTTAATGCCTTTTCCGGCAGTACCGCCAGTGGCAATTTCAGACGCTAACCTTAATGGCATACTTGTCGTATTATCCCTGCGGTGCTGTTCGTCCTCTTGAAGCCGTTGCTTTGCGCCATATCCAGCTTCCTCAAGTGATTCAAGGCCGGTGAAATGGCCTATATCACCAGCAGCGCCGGCAGCAATCCCCATTCCACCTCTGGCTAAAGCTGTGCCACCAGAAACAATGTCTTGGCCGTATCCTTTTAACTGATCAGCAAGTGTTTGCGGGTCTTGGGGCGGTTGACGTTCAGCGGCCATAGTAATCAAACCACGGCTTACAGCCTCGTCAAATTTGGCCCTTGTGTCTGGGTCAAACCGATCCTGTAAGCCACGATCAGCTATTTCCTGCCATTTTTCTCTGGTTTCCATTAGTTAAACAAATCGTCATCTGACATGGATTTAACGTCTTTGGGTGGCGCAAATATCTCATCGAGAGGGATTCTATCGCCATAATCTAGCCTGAATGCGTCCTTAATCCTTTGCTGCGCCTCTTTCTGCATTTCGACCAACTTCTCAAATTCGCTTCTAGCTTGCTCATCACTCTGCGCTTTCTTGACGGCAACCATTTGGTTTTCCATGCGGTCACCTTCTTTATTAGAGACATTACCAACTGCCCCGCCGCTTTTATTCAACGCCCTCATAGACTGCAAAGACTCAACAAAAATCTGGTCAACAATCGTGCTTCTAATGGCTTGAGCGTCCGTTGAATCAGTGCCAGGTAGGTGTGATCTAGGGTCTAAATATGCCGATGCACCGAAAGAAGTGTCAAAGCCAGGGTGATCAAGGAGTTGCGTGGTCTTGTCTATTAGGCGTTGAGAATTCGCGTATAACCCTTGCGCTCTAGCTGCTGCGCCGCCAACCTCAGAGTCCTTTATGGCGGACAATTCTGCCGTTGTTTCCGCAGCTTTGACAGCCCCTTTATGCTCTGGCATATCCTTTTTGGGTATCTCAATCGGAAACTCAGTTGGAGGCGGAGTATATTGTGTTGGAGCCGGTTGACCGCCAGATTGCAATGCTGCCGCCATTTGATTCTGCGGAGGATTTTGCTGTTGCCCAGCGAGTCCTGCGCCACCCTGCTGCATTAACGGCGTATTCATTCTATCCTGCGGCATTGGTGGTGAAGTAGGTTGCCCACCGCCGGAACCCAATGTATTCATAAGCTGGCGCGAATTACCCATGTCACCATACTGGTTACGCGCTATCGCTTGCTTCATTAGCTCTTTTGCTGGGCCTTCAGGCATACTTTGATAATGTTCAATGTCACGGATATTAGACGAGCTACCGTAAGCGCCATCCTTACCGTATCTTTGTTCAGCCAATTCCATGTCGTTAGCGTGACCTTGCCTCCTATCAGCGCGTTTCAATGCCTGTGATAATGCAGCCTGTTTACCAACTTCGGACTCCATAGGCGCGTCTTGCTTTAGCGGCCCTAATCCAGAAGTAGCCATTTCATTTCCAGCAATCGCAAGCAACTTGTCCCAATCCCTGCCTTCAGTCTCCTTATTGACCTTCAGTTGCTCCTTAGCCTCACGCAGTTGCTTACCGCCCTGCCACTGGCGCAGCATGTGAGCCAAGCCCCTGCCCCAATCGGTCGGCTGTCCACCGCGCAATCCCTCCCGCATGGGTGTGTTCATTAGTTCTTCAGCCATTCTCTGCTGAAGGGCTACTTGGTCTGAAGGAACGTAGTTGTAATTAGCCATTATCTGTCCTAACTAAATAGTTTCCACGGTGTTAGTGAGTTTTTAAGGCTCTTTTTGTGGAAGTTAAATAACCCTTCTGGTTCGCTTTCCTCTATCTGAGGGGCTGGGAGACTAATCGGGCGTGTCGGTGGGGCTGGTATTGGCATTATGGTTTACTTGAAAAGTCCCTTGAATCCACCTTGATTTGCACCTGCCGCCCCCAATGCTGCTCCGCCAAGGCCAAATAATCCGCCCATTAAATCACTTGGGTTATAGGTGTCGGCCTGATAATTACCTTGTGCCTGTGCTGCGTTGAATATCGGTGGTGGAGCTACCTGTGCGCCACTGTACTGCTGGAACTGCGGTAATTGAGCCTGAGTACCAGTTCTAAGCGCGTTTATTTCATTAAGCGGTAAGTTACGGAGATATGCCTGTTCCTGTATCTGACGTTGACGTTCCTGCGCTTGTTGCTGCTGGAAGGACTGATTATTCATGAACTGACGTTGTTGTTCTTGGCTCATATTCTGGAACACGCGCTGATCTTCACTCGTCATGTTCTGGAACATTCTCTGTGCTTCGGCAGCGTCATAACTTGCAACTTCCGCCCTCTCGCCAAACTGCTGGCTACGGACAGCGTTCTGCATTTGCGCCTGAACCTGCTGTTCGCTCAATCCCTGCGCTCTCAACTGTTGCTGGAACTGGGCTAAGGATTCCTGCTCACCGAACTGTTGTCCACGTTGAGCCTGTGCGTCAGTGGCAATAGCGCCACGTTCAGCGAACTGCCCCTGCCTTGCGGCATTCTGCATTTGCGCTTGAACTTGTTGCTCGTTCAGCCCCTGAGACCTCAACTGTTGTTGGAACTGAGCCATTGCTTCTTGTTGACCAAACTGCTGCTGATTTATAGCCATATTGACTTGGGCCTGAACCTGTTGTTCGTTCAATCCAGCGGCTCTTAGCTGCTCTTGGAATTGAGCCAGAGTAGTCTCTTCGCCAAACTGCTGCGCTCTCTGCGCTTGTGCGTCTGCCGAAATAGCCTGTCTTTCGCCAAACTGTTGACCACGAATCGCCATGTCCATTTGGGCTTGAACTTCCTGTTCATTCAGTCCTTGAGCGCGTAATTGCTGGGCAAACTGAGCCATAGATTCTTGTTCGCCAAATTCCTGCCCTCTCTGACCAGCATAAGCGTCAGTGATCGTTGCTCGTTCCCCGAACTGCTGACCACGGATTGCGTTATTAATCTGAGTTTGAATTTGTTGCTCACTCAACCCCTGCCCTCTAAGCTGTTGAGCAAACTGCCCTATCGCTTGACGTTCAGAGAATTCCTGCCCACGCATACCCATTTGTGACGCAGTTTGAGCCTGTTGCTCAGTCAATCCTTGTGATCTACGGGCGTTCTCAAGTCCAGCGATACGGCTTTGTTCCTGACCACCGGCTAAAATAGCTTGGGTGTTAAAATCATTCTGCTGCCGGTTGATCTCGTCCATACGCTCGTTATAGCCTTCAGTCCCCGGTGTAAAGCCTCTGGCAATCAGATCAGCTTCCATATCAGAGCGTTGCTTGGCGAACAATGGGTCTTGTCTTGCTTTCATTGCGTCAGTGATCTGATTCAATCCACCTACTGAGGGATCAATCTGATAATCACGTAACCTGCTGGGATCGACCTGGTTTACGCCGGCCATACCATAATTATTCAACTGACCTTGTGGCGAAAGTTGATTTACGTCAATTTCCTGAAATCCCTGCAATCCACCCTGACTCAATCTACTGAAATCGCTCAAATCCTGATTACGCAGTTGTCCTTGAGGAGATAATTGACCGAGGTTTATATCGGCAACGCCCTGCAATTCTTGATTGTTGAGGGCAGAGAAATCCCGTAATCCAGAGGTATCTATGTTCCCTCGTTCCGCTAATTGCGACAGGTCTATGCCGGTCATTTGCTGCAACTGGCTGGTATCTATGTTGCCCTGTTGCGGTAATTGGTTGGGGTCAATCGAACCATATCCGCCCAATCCTTGTGCAGATAGTTGGTCAAAACCTCTCATTCCGCCAGTGTCTATGCTGCCCTGTTGAGCAAGTTGGTTAAGGTCGATATTCCCGTACTGCCCTAATCCAGCGGTATTCAGTCCACTTCTGTCGCCAACAATGTTCTGATTGGGGGGTGGAGCGCCTTTTTTACTGCCAGCACCGCCGGTATACATGCCACCTGGATTTATACCGCCACTGTCATATCCACCGTCGCCTTGATTAAATCCGCCGCCAGCACCAGGGAACCACGGCTGAATACCTACCTGACCCCCACCGGAACCGTAATTGGAGCCAATCGGAGTTTGGCCGTATCCCGTAATGCTGGAGGTCTGGTTGGTAACTGGGTCAACACCCTGCATTCCCGACGTATCGAATGAAGTGCCGAGCATTCTATTAATGTCGTCAAGCCCTGTAGTAGCAGTTTGTAACAGACCAATATCTAACCCTTGGCCGAGATCGAACTTTTGTTGCTCAGTAGGCGAGAATGTCTGCGTTACCGTGGCTTGCGGGATTCCTGCTGTGCCGTATCCACCACCGTATCCACCGCCGTATCCACCGTATCCACTGCCTCCGCTGGTAGCACCAGTGTATCCACCGCCATAAACACCACTGGTGTTAATCCCGCCGTACTGTCCACCGCCGTATTGACCGCCACCACCGAGCGCCCAGCCACCGGTAGAATCACTCCCACCAGTAGGCGACCAAGTCCACGGATTCTGCCCTTGTGCGGTTAATCCAGCCTCAAACCCCGGAGTATAGCCAAATCCCTTACGCTGCCCTTCTTCCAGATAATGCCCGTAAGCAGTCAAGTTGGGGTCTGATTCCATTGCTTCAGCAACGTCAGGACGCTTGGCTAGATATGCAGCGGAGTCAAATTGCCCTTGACCACCAAAACCACCGCCTGTGCCTTGTCGCCCCCATGTTGTTGTCTGGGTGCCATACGGGGTGACGACATTCGGGTTGGACAGGACGGTAGTTTGGTACGCTGCCCGTTCATTGGCTGCGCCCTGTTCTTTAGCCGCCCCCGAATAATCGGGTGCTGGAGGGGCCGATTTTTTGCCCATTTATGAAACTCCTATGCCGCATTCCTATTGAAATACTTGCACTTGTCTTTTGTCATTTCGGTGAGAACGTAATCTACACCAACCTTAAAACCGTCTTGAATTTTACCAATCTCATAAAAACCAATGTTCTTGATAAACTTCAGTGCCTTTTGGTTGTCAGAAGGCGTGATTCCGATGATTTTCGTCCTACCTGATTCCTCACTGAAGGCAAACTTAAAGACCTCCTCTGCGAAACCATGACGCAAAACAAACGGGTTTCCTATCCATATATGAATAATACAGCTATTATACGACCAACTATCGAAAACGCATACTGCTTCCGGTATTCCTTCGTTGTTTAATGCCGTTATTCCTCTCGTATCCTCGCATAAATTCGGTCTTGCCTCGCCCATATAGTCCAAATGCACGCGCTCTAATGGCACAAAACTAACCAATTACTCCTCCATATTCGTATAAATAGTCAGAAGCGGTATATCTTACGTCCAATCCATTACTAATGGTACTCAACTGTAATGCGATGGCTGTCCCTACTGCATTAACGGTCTGCCAATCATTGAACGAACTCACATCACCGCCCCATGTCGCCCCGTCCCATAGTGCTGCGTCCCACAAACCATGTGGGGAGGGGGTAAAAGTCAGTGCTGCTTGCCCCTGTACGTCGTCGCCAAAATCAACAGCAACACCCATATAAACTGCTGGAGTACCATTGGACAAGAAGTTGGGTCTGACAGAATTAACCTGCTTCAACCGGCCCTTTGCCCCTAAATAAGTGAATGCCTGTTTTAACTGCGCGTCTATGTTCAGACCTTTATCAGCGAATAACTCACCAAAATGACCCACAACACCGTCACCGCCAAAGTACATTTTCTCATTCGATATTGCCCAGCAATTAGCCTCGATCTCGGTAAATCGCCACCACGCACCATTCAGCGTGTTCATGACGTACTGCTCCTGCTTCGATCCCTCACTAACCGGCACATTAACCAATACCTGATTACCCTGCGGGAAGAAGGTCATATTCCAGCCATAATTACTGCGGTAATTAACACTTGCGTCAGTAAATGCCGTTGAAATCATGTCGGTCAAGGCAACCTGTGGGTTAGTCTGCGAGGACTGTAGCGCCCCAGATAGCGGAAATACCCCTTGAACTGTAAGGGTTAGTATGTCGCCAGCGTACTTAATCAAGCACCTTGAGCCTATCGGTTCGCCAATGTTCCAGATACCAATCAACCCCCATGAGTTCGTGGAGGAAGGATTTGTACCTTTGAACACAGCTACTTGGCCTTCACTGGAGACAACGACCAAATGATCGTCTGAGCCTTCACCAGCGTCTAATGTCCATGTCTCGGCGGCAACCAAATACCCACCTTTGGAGAAATAGCCGTCTAATCGAGTTCTAGCCGTCGCTCCACCAACCGAATCAACCGGCAGGTAATAGAGCGAGAGCGAGTTGTTCAATATGAGATACATACGCCGCTTGAATATCGTGGCATTTACAATATCAGTGGTAGTTACCCCCGTAATAGCAGGGGTAGAAGCGTCGGTAATCGTTATCCAGTTGGAATTATCCCAGTATCTCGGTGCGTCAGTACCGTTAAAGCAGCATAAATAGGAGTTTCCAGCGGAATTGGTGAAATTAACGTACTGCCAACGGGCATTCGTCAATGATCCAACAACAGCAGCACCAACGGCTCCAGCACTTGTGACATTGTAAAACGAGTCATTTGCCGCAGCAAAGAGGGTCTGTGTACCATCCTGCGCGTTATACGGCATTAAGGACTCAACTTGCTGCCCTATGCCCGTTACATGCTCCGAATAGCCCTTGCGAACCCTTACGTCAGTGGTATTGCCGAACCAATTATCAGTTTCAGCGGCATAACCCTCCTTCATATCAGCAAGGGAATCTTTGGCGTTCCAGCCTTTGACCGGTGCGGAAACAGAGTGAGTGCGGGAAATCTCACGCCCTCTGGCTCTCTTGCGGAAAGCGGGGGTTCTCATAAATCCCAGCTGCCAATCGGGATAATCACGCCAGCTTGACGGTAATCTCTATCTCTGGACTCAAGACTTAACATTGGCTTGGAACCGTCACGGGCCATTGCGTCCATAACTCTACGCTCATAAGTCGCAAAATCCTCTGCATATTCCAAACCCTTCGTTTTCAACCAGCGCCAGCGTAGACCAAGACCCATAAGGTTTTCGTCCAGCAATCCGGTATCGCTATCGGCTGCCCATGCCGCCTGACCTGTGCCACCTGAACTCTGACACCAGGAAGTAGAGGCATAGGAAAAACCCATTGTCTCGCCAGCAGTCGGGGTGGGGGCAATATAGAAATTACCCTCACGTTCCTGCCACTGTTGGTAAGGGCCGGTCACTGGGGAGGCTTGGAGTGTTTGCCACTCCATATCATTCAGAGGGCCAGTTATCGGTAATGAGGTGGTGCGGTTCCAGATCGAATCATTGATAAAGTGGTCGAAATCACCGTCACTGACCACTGTCCCGTCGATTGCACCCTGATTAGCAGTACCGACAATCGTGAAGGTCGTATCTCTAACCTGCGCCCTCCAATGGCAACGAGTTTCTAAGTCCTCGCCTTCCTCGTCGGCTAACGCCAAAAGTTGAATTATTTGTACGTCAGTATTACCGACAACCAAGTTGGGGACGGCTATGCCAACCCTACGGGAAACCTTTTGAACCATTGTTAATAAGGACATTATGCACTTTCAGACACCTCTGGCTCTGGAGCCTTTGGCGGTCTGCCTCGTCGTTTTGGCTTTTCGCCGTCTTGAATACGTTGCTCAAGATCAGCGATTTTAGCCGCTAGTGTATCATTTTGTGCGCGTGTACGCTCATTCTCGGATTCCAAGGCAACCAACTTAGCACCTGAAATCTGGCCGTCAGAAGCCGAAATATAAGCAATCGCCTTTTTCTTAACGTCCCTCGCTCCCATGCCAAGCGCATCCATAGCCTCGTCGGTCATTTCAGCCGCAAGCTCAATCGTGTTAATTCCAAGGTCTACGGCGTTTTTCTGCATAGCCATGTTGATCTGATTCCACCCAACAATCGGTGTACCCTCAACAGGCATTTCAGAACCTTCTTTGAATCTCGCCAGTGCTGACATGCAGTAATCATAGTAACTCTGGGATATACGCTTGTGGTGTAATCGCTCTTTAAGCTGATCCCCCCACGGCGTAGTAGCAACACGAAATTGATATGCTTCCTGAACAGTGTCAGTAATCATGACCTGTTCCTCAACCCACTCACCATTCTTTTCAACAGTGCGGTAAACAGGGCGCTGAACTTCTTTCTCAATCTCTCTTGTCTCAAATGCCCAGCCTTCAGCAATATACGGGACTTCACACTTAATATCCCCGTGGGCGCGAATATGAACCTCAATAGTCGGCACATATACGGTTCTACCCTGCTTCATGGACTCCTGCCGATCCTCGGCGGTTCCATGCTCAAATCGCAATGAGGGTGGGTCGTCCTCCCTGAATGCGTCTGGTTTTTTTCCGGCTCTCTCTGCATCTGATGCTGTATAACTACTTGCTAGGTTACTAGACATATTTTCCTCGCTATGGCGTTTGTGCCGTTAATGCGTTTCATGTGGATCATTCATAAAAAAGGGGCGTAGCAAAGTATACTACACCCCTTCTCTTTAGCGGTTTACTTTAATGTGCGAAAGCTGCCATACACTTATCAGCAGAATCGTCAATGGCATAAGCGCAAACGGGATCGTCTACAGCCGCAGCCAAGGTTAAAGTAAGGTCGGTTGTGGACAAATACAGCGCATCACCATCAGCAGGAGTACCCGCCAAATCCTGAGTTGCTGTGAATGGCCCTTGAACCAACACCCAAACATACTCCGCAGTACCAGTTGCACCAGTAACAGCGACTTGCAGTACACCAGCCCCTACGGGCTTTGTGGCTGCGTCACTGTTATCAGTAACAACGGTATTGTTTTCAGTCGCTCCAGGTGATCCCAAGTAACCAACAACATCGCCAGCAGCGCCGGCAACAGTTGCAGTTTCATTGAGAACTTTTACATATTTATACTTTTTCCCATTGGAAGCCGTATAAACAGTACCTTCTGCGAATGCGGCAGAGGAATCATTTGAGGTTAGCTTTACGCCTATTAAATGCGTCATTTGATACTCCTATGCGTGCATTACACCTTGTAAAGATCGGTTTGAGCAGGTTAAGTTGCCCATCCAGATAATCGGGATAACTACTGCGTCCTGGTTAATTGCTCTCTGTTCCTCAACTTCAGTCATTTCAGCATCGCGGTGGCAGCACAGATTGAGATAATCCGTATTGACCATATACCCGTGGGCGGCTGAGATGCCTGATCCACCGTCAAAGATAACGTCAGCAGTCTTGTACTTCAGTGAAACAAAGCCGGCGCTGGCTGAGTCCGTAGACTTGTCAGTATCGGTGGTGTATCGCTTAATAGAAGTTTGCGACCCTTCAAAGAAAGTGAAGTAATCGTTGGATAGAACAACCAAATCAGGCTTGTCATTCCCTCGTACAAGTTCCAGCCAAAGCTGAAGCATGAAGGGATTTTCAAACGTGCTAGTCGAAAGCGTGATTGCTGAACCAGATAGAGGACTTGAAGCGTCCTGTACCGTGTTCTTCCAGAACGTGAAGGTAGCTGAAGCAATGCCGCCTACAGTACCGCCAGCAGTATCAGGAATCAGGGCTTGAAGGCCACCGATCTGATTAGAGGCAGTTCCGTCAGAGTAAATATCAGACGAAATGTTGTTCTTGAAGGTTCGCATACCGTTTTTCAGACGGGATTTGGCGAGATTCGTGATTTGTCGATCACCGGAGTTAATTCGCAGTTCACGACCAGATGCAGTTATATGTACCGCTGCTTGTTTCCAGTTGTATTCTGCTGCTGACAGCACATCACTTGCACTAATATCCAGAGCGTCATAGCCGCTATATCGCTGCCATGTACCATTCTCTGCGTAATCAAGTTCCTCAACGAGTGTTAATCCACCGTCCTCAACCTTCTTACGGCCTTTTCTGTTCATTTGCATGAGCAGGGCGTTGTTGTTCGTGACGTTATCAGCAAACTCCGCTTTGTGCTTACGGTAAGTGGTCGTGACCAGTTCCGTAAATGTACTGTTTGGAGAAGCCATTTTTCTTTCCTCACAAAAAAGTTAATTGATTATGACCGCGCCTTAATTTCTGCCATAGTCTCGGCCATAGTGTCGTCAACGCTTCCAGTGGGGGTTGGCTGTCTAACGCTGTGGGAGCCACTACGCTCAAGATTGTTATCCAGAGCCTTCTTAGCCTTTTCCACATGCGCTGTTGCTTGATCCTGACGTTTGGCTGAATCTGAGTGAGCCTGTTCGCTCATCAAAATCGGCCTGATCTTAGGATTCGCCCATATTTCGCGTTCATAAGCGGTTTCGAGGTCTATCCCCTCCGCTTCTACAATGGAAGCCATCTGCTGCCTTACGTTTTCAAAGTAAGGATGCTTCAGGGTTCCATCCGTATTCACTGCGGTTTCAAACTGATGTACTTCATTAACGACTAATTGCTCGGTCGCCTGTTGTCGCGCTGCCGCCAATCGCTCATTTACAGTCCGATCCACAGTCCGATCCACGTCCTGTTGGGTTAAACCTTGGGACTGAACCGATTGTCGATTGGTATATAATGCCACCATTTCGTTGACAACGCCATACTGTTTTGCTGTTTCCCACAATTGCTGCGCTTTTTGCTGCGGTGCGGCAGTCTCTAAGACGTAATAAGCGTTCAACATTGTGCCGATCGCTTCCGTCGGATTACTGCCTCTGGCGTTGATTGTGGGCATATAAGGGGCTACAACGGAGTTTATCTGGCGTCCGTAATTAGCGTCCTCTTTGAGCATTTCCACACCACGCATGGAATCCTGCTCTCGTTTGTGTATTTCAGCCCTATGCGTCGGAGAAAGTTCATTCCATGTCGATTTGGCTAATGCACGCCAGGTACTCGGTGGATTCACATATTCTTTAATTTCATTGCCGTCGTCGTCAAGTAGATTCTCAGCAACTACGATTTCAGGCTGTTCTACGCCCTCGGATTCTGGGTCTTTCTCGGCAAACTGGCCTTTTTCATCACGGGCTGGCCCTTCATCTGCCGGTGCCTCCTCGCTCGGCGTTTCCTCGCTCGGCGTTTCCTCGCTCGGCGTTTCCGCTTCAACTTCCTCAATTTCCTCCGCTTCTGAGGCTCTGATTTCACTCAGCGTTTCCTCCATTGACTCGTCGAGGGTTTGTACTTCAGACATAGTGTTCTCCTAGTCCTTGCCGAATGTCCATGACATTTTGGCGTTCCCCGCTTTATCCGTTTCCGGTGGAGGGTTATTTTGATACTTAATGTCGTTTAGCGTTTCTGCCATTGACTTATCAAGTTTTTGGTCTAACTTCTTATCCTCATGCGCTAAATGTGCATTAGCCGCACGGTGTTCGGATTCTTGCCCTTCGGATACACGACACCCGTTGCGCTCAAGGTCATAACGGTGTTGCCGTCTGCCTGAGATAATCTCGCCAGTGATCGGACTTGCATAGTCCTGATAATCCCTGTGTATGAAGTGGGATTTGGGTGGGGGTGGTGGGCGCATATCGTACTGATCCCACATATATTCGGGGATTAATTTGCCTGTTTCTGGGTCGGTCAAGTAGCGCATAGTCTCTACCCGCTCTTTCTCACCAAAAGCCTGATCCCAGTTATCGCCAAACTTCTCTTGTTTGACCGAAAATGGCCGTGGATTACTGCCTTTGCTCATATTCCTCTGCCATTGTGATTGCGTTTGTGAATGGAGTTAAATCCGTAGAAACTTCGTAATTGGGGTGCTTCCTCTTTTTATTGATTAGACACTTCATAAACTTCACTACAACCTCTGCGTCAACAGGGCGTATAGTCTCTACAGTATTCGGAGCCAATAGCGGATTAAGACCAAGGATTACCATTTCAGCCTCAACCTCCCTGAACTGTCTATATAAGGACTTATTCAGTTTCGCGGGACTCGACATTCACAGCCTCCCAGCCTTACGCTCACATATTATATGTTCCATAATGGTTATATAGGACTCTAAATCCTCGGAAGGCATTTTTTCTAACGGGTAATCTAGGCGCGAACTTTCGTCAAATCCCACCGCCCTGATCTCAGCCTCTAACTCTATACAACGCTCATGAAGCGGGGCATTTAACTGTACAACGCTCAATCTTTGCCCCTATGAACGTGGACTTCAAAGAATCCGTCCTCGGCAATATGCTCGATAGACTTGAGCTTCGGGTGGGTGAACTGCGCCATGCGCTCCCACTCCTTATTAACGTCAACCTGTGCATTTGCGTCGTCGGGGGCGTCGTCAGCTATTTTCTGTAGTCGATCGGCATTTGCCGCCATGCGTACAATCGGATCAAAGTCGTCGCCATACATGGCTTTCAGCCGGTTTAGCAGGAATTTCTCATTCCTTGGCGTCTGTTTAACTGGCATTAGTAGCCTCCTTTATCCATTAAAGGCTGGAGTCGTTTGGCACGTTTGCTCGCGTCTGCCTTGGCCTTCATGCGCCTTTTCCTGTCCTTTTTATATCCACTATGCTCATTGAGCATGTCGGTTGCCCGTTTATCAGCCTTCATTTTGCCGCCCATTTTGTTTCGGCCCTCTTTGGCTAACAATTTAGTCCTGACGCCTCGGTGCAATGCGTCTGCCTTGCCCCCCGCCTTCTTTCTATCCGATTTAGTAACAACTTCCCTAGTATCCTTATCGGCTTTGGCAAAGGCCGATATTGGGCCTTTATTGTCGTACCTGCCTTTAGCCATTTCCTGCGCTCCTTAATGGTTGTGCCTGTAGTTTACGCATTTCAAACTGAAACTTTGCCTTATCAGACTCCATTTTCATTTGAATTTCAGCCATAGTCGCTTGGTGATCAGCTTTCGACTGCTGCATTTCCATTTGCATTTTCTGCATATCCATTTGCATTTCAGCCTGTTTAGCCTGACCTTCAACCTGTAGCTTCTGCATATTGGCTTGCATTTCAGCTTGCTTCATTTGTTGATCAGCTTGCTGCTTTTGCTGTTCGGCTTGTTGTTTCTGCTGTTCAGCTTGCTCCTCTGGCTTAGGCTCTGGTGGGCCTTCCTCCATCATGGCGTCCTCAACCTCACGCCCCAGCTTGAACTTACGCATAACCGAAACGAGGAATTTCTTGGCCGCAGGTTTAGTCATTACACCCTGCTCAACCATTGGCTGTAGTCCCTGTGTTAGCGGCCCTACACCCTGCATTAACTGGGTCAATGCCTCCTGATTAGCGGTTTGATCAGCCTGAATCGTTGAATCAGTCTCAATATCTATGCGGTAGGCTCTGAGAACGTCGTTACCCATAACCGCTTTCAATTCCTCCCACGTTGGCTTACTCAGCATTTCCATAAGCTCTGCGGGCGGTTGAGGGGGTTGTTGTGGCTGTTGTCCCTGCTGCTTCATGGCTTCAAGCTGCATTTGAGCTTGCTGCTTTTCCTGCTGGGTTGGATACCTCAGGCCGGTCATTTTCATGAGCGTTTCAGGTGAGAAGTTCTCACCAATAATCTCAACCGTCATTCTGATTAAGTCTCTAGCATATCGCTGAATCTCGCGCTGTCGATCCTGAAGCCTCTGTGAGCCAAAATTAGCCTTAATCTGCTGTGCGCCCAGTGTTTCATTAGGATTGGATTGGCCACGAATAATGTCCGAAATGCCTGTCAATTCGTATATTTGAGTGATTGTGTCAGTACGATACTGTCTTAGCTGTAAAAGCACTTCAGCCAGCGTTGTTATAGGCAGCATCCAGATTGCTTTGTCTATACCGCCTTTTTCGATCAGTCTGGACAGGTTTACAGCCGGAATCATGTCGTTATCAGTGGCGCTAAACAGTTTATCCATTTCGGCCATAGTCGAGTCGTATATACCACGGACTCTGAGCGCCTTGGTAATGCGCGACATTCGGTTGGTAACGTCCTCAAGATTGTTCGCCAATGTCTCATACTGGGAGAAATCGGTGATAGGAACCATTGAGGTTGTTGATTCAATCGAATAACAGGGTTTGGGTATCGGCCAGAAATCTTGCAGATTCAGGGGGTCATCAGCCACCTTGATAAAGTCGTCCTTGAAGGAATCGGCCAGCCATAGGACTTGATTTCCGTCCTTATCCCATATTTCCCAGACTTTCGCCCGTTTGAATACTCGGGCTTCCTCGTTCTTTTCTTTCTCGGACTTGCCCTCTGCAACGTCATAATTGAGCTTATCGGCAAATTCGGGGGATAATTTCTTAATCTGGGCCTTCTTGAGCATGTGTTCAAAGGCTATCCACGGAATTTCCTCCCACGTATCACCTGGCCCTAAGAGTATTTCGTCCCACTGAACCGGTGAATAACCTACTTCCTCATTGACAACTTCCTCATGTTCTTCGCCGTCCTCACCAAGCACCATTTTGGTTGTCGGGAGGTATTTGATTCTGGTCACGCCCCTACCGGCAAGCAGCATGTCTTGAGTAGCGCCTATCATGCGCGGGTGGAATTTAGAGGCTTCCAAGGTAAATGAACAGGCACGTTCCAGTATTTCAGAAACGTGTTTGCCTATAGGGTCGGCGTCCTTAAACCGTCTGCGTATGTCAGGGCGGGGAACTGTTGAATACAGTGCGGGTCTAATCGTTTCCACATTCGACCATAGGATATTAAACGTATCCTTCTTTTTGTGGTCAGTATTGCCTACACGCCTGTCATTGCGGTAGGTTTTGTTGGCAACTTCAGCCTCAGCTATCCACTCTTTATCCCGTTTCAGGGCAAGCTCAATTTCCTTACTCCAGCGAGATGCGTCGGTATCGTCACTTTTCTCGATCATTTCGTCAGCCATTTGCTGCCCTCAACCATTCATCTTTCTGTTCTGAGAAGGATTCTAATACAGTATCAATGACAACGCTCTCGACATTTACCCAGCCATGTACTTCGGACGAGCCGTGATCAAAGCGAATGAACTGTTTATCAGGACTGTAGTTCTCTGGACTTGTGTCGATTTCCACCTGATAGTGAACCAAACGAGAGCCATGCTGTGCAGAGAATACTTCGTCCTCCTTAAAGTGCATGATTACTCTAGTTGGACGTTCAAAGGTCATTATTTCCTGCATTAATTAGTCTCCAGATATAAATCAAATGCGGCCCTTAACTCGGTGTTGGTAAGCCCTACCGTTGAGGTGACAGCAATATCTGTATTACGTTCAATACTCATGAACGCTCCAGATCATCATACTGAAGTACAATCTCACCACTACTGGAGTTGTGATCAACGACCAATGAAGTCTCAAACCTCACGCCAACGTCACGTCCTGGTGCATAGCAATCCCCGTCAGTTGAATTAGCTGGAATGCGGTAGACAATGCTTGAGTCGTCAAGAAGGTGTATTCGCGCACTACCTGACCCGATATTCACATAAACGCCCAATAATAGCGTCGGAACGTCGTTGATTGTGGTCGTTCCGCTACCTGAGATAGCCAGAACCCTGTATTTCCACTCTCTAATCATTGCTGCCCCGCTAATCGCCGTTTTTTATTAACAGCTAACATTTCATCAAAAGTTCGGTCTTGTGCATACCGCGCTTCCTGTTTTTCAGCGGGTAGTTTATCCCTTGACCACGCAATAGCCAAATATCTGATCGCATCAGCTATGTCAGACGCCCAATCATGCTCTGGTTGATCACGGAAACGCTTTCGCTCGTCGTCCCACTCCCTATGATACGCTCTACAGCCTTCAATTCCCATTTCACAGTCAGTATCTATCTCAGCAACGCCCAACATGAGCCGAGTTGCGTTGATTCCGTCCTGTAATGACAGTTTAGGCACAATTTCAACATGCCCCCAGCCAAATCCAGCAGCAAACTGCTCCTCAGCCGTTTTCAGGGTCGAAAAGTTCTTTGCAGCAGCGTCATGAGGCATATATACGTTACCAATTTCCCAATCTAAATGATGATCCCACTCATTCGCTGAACCCCACTCAACTTCACACCTGTCATCAACAATGTTGACCTGACAATCCCTACCGGCGATCAACCCCATGTAATACTTGGGGTCACGGTTGGAATCCATGTGAAACTCAAGGATATAGACCCTCCCGTTGTAGTTCTGGAAAAACCACATAGCCGTCGAATCCTTGCGTCCAATGTCCATTGCAACGTGAACGGGGTAGTTAGGATTGTGTTCAACACGATGAATCCTGCCTTCTCTGTCCATTCGGGCAAATTCACCAGAATAGTACGCGCCCATAATCGCTGCATCCCAGCTACACTCGTACTCCTGCTCATATAGAGCTAAACCCATTGCATCACCATAAGTCGAAACGTACTCAAGCAATTCCTCCATCAGTTCAACAGGAGTAAGCATTCCAGTATCATGAACAGTGAGCTTTTGGGTGAAGTGAAGCGGGTTTTTCAGGGAAGCGTTATACGTTGAATAGGCGTGATTCTTGCCACGGGGAGTGGTTATAAAGATTTGCCAGCCTTTGTTTTCAGCAATAATCGGCCTGAGATAGCCTCGCGCTGAAGGGTTAGCCAATGCCCACTCAGAGTATACAATACCCTTGGGGGTTGACCCGATTGCGCCCTCAAAATTGTCTGACCCCAAACATTGCCATGTGGAAGCGTTGTGCTTGCACTTAACAAGCATGTCGGTGTCCCGTTTTTCAAATAACTCCGGTATGAATACTTCATCGACACGCCGTACTCCTGTTCTCGGATTTACAGCTTCCCAAATAGCCTTACGAACCTGGTTGCCTTTGGGCAGCATGTGCCAGTAGTTTGCGGGGGTTTCAAGCATTTCACAAGCGGTATGATAGAGGGCAACTTCGTCCTTACCGGCCCGTCTATGCCAAATAAGCTCTACATGACGCCCACCAGCAGAGAGATAATCCCAAACTGGTTCCTGATAGAAGCGTCGCTTCCACTTCGGCGGATAGTCGAGCTTCATTTACCGGTTTCTAAATCGCGTACCCTCGCCGCCAACTCGCTAATATCAAGATCACATTTAGCAAAAGCCTCTTTAGCCTCTGTTGCGGTGAATCTATCGTTAGTCAAATTCTTAAACTCAGCTAACTTGAAGTTGATATAGCCTATGTCCTTCTGAACCAAACCTATATTGATCGAATTGGTATTGACCGTATTGCCAACCCACACCAAGCCAATCAGTATGAGCGTCGATATAATAGGGGTGAATACTTCCTTCAAACGTATGGATTCTGTCGTCATACTGCTACTCCGAGGGAATAAAGTCCGTACCATCAGCAGTTTTGTGCCAACGTACATAATGTTTGCCGTTCTTGTAGTCTCTGTCAAGTAACCCCTGAACAGTGCCAATCTCAAGACGTAACTCCTTAACCCTAATTCGTACATCACTTAACTTCTTATTGTCCTCTGGCCCAGCTTCTTTAGAGGCTTCAGCAAATTCTGTCCAATCAACAAACTGCGAACAGAATCCGGTCTGTTGAGCAGATATTGAAATCTTAGGGGGGGACTCTAACTTCTTGGGTTCCGGCGGCGGAAAATATCGGACAACAACCGCACAACCAATCAATCCGAGAAAGATCAATACAGCGTAGTTTATGTCAATCCCCCAGCCATAATGACTAGCCAAGGGCGCAGCAAAGCCGACAAGCATTAGAACCTGCCAGAACTTCAACTTCTGCATGAGTACAGCTATGTTATCAATCATCATACGCTAACAATTCAAATCTACGCCGCCATAGATATTAACTCAGCGTAGGGCAGAATGATACCAAGCGCACCAATCAAGATACCGTGATCAGTGAACGTACCCTTGTATTCCTTGCCAGCATAATAGACATAAACCATACCCCGCCCCACTGTGTTATGGGAGTGATACAGACAGTATAGCACAACACAAGAATCAGGGTTAGCAGGTTAGTAAGCACTTACTTACAGACAAAGAAGTGCATTAGGGGGTTAGTGGACACTAACATAGCCAAAACCTTAGAATACGTATAGTGATTTGGTTGGCGTTGCTGGGAATAAAGAATCCCTACAGGCCCCGACGCTCGGCATAGAAATGGTAAATCAAAGCCAATAAAAGGCCATATCACCACCGCCATAGACAATAAACCTACAACGTGGGGGCTTTGGTATGTCTCGTAAAAATGTAAGCGGCTTTTGGAATCCTAAAGAAGCCACCTACCGTAAAAAGAAACGTAAAACTAAACGACCCAAGAAAGTCAGTAACTCTACGCCAGGAAGGGACTTCTACCTGTCAAAACGGTGGGATAGACTCCGGCGCAGAACACTCAAACACTACGGCCTAATCTGCATGAAATGCGCTGTAACCAATACCGAACTCCATGTAGACCATATCAAACCCCGATCACTCCACCCAGAACTACAGTGGAACTTCCTAAACCTCCAAGTCCTGTGCAAAGCCTGTAACGTCGAAAAGTCCAACACAGACGAAACAGACTACCGTAAGCTAGAATCTGCATGAGGTAGTTTGAAATTGGTTTTAGGTCGAATAGGAGCCGCTATCCTCGATTCTACTTGAGGTGAAGCGAAAACGATTTTAGGTCGAATTGGTCGAGACTCCTCCACTGACCCACCCCCCCCTCCGCGCTTACCCCGCACCCTTACCTATCCGGCATTCATTACCGGATTAGTCTTGATTCATTACAATGATAGTAGGTACAGCGTCTTATCCTAGTAAGTAAGTACTAACTATGCAGGTTAGTAACCACTAACTTAGTAGCTATAACTGCCAGGAATACAGGCTATAACTGCCAGGAATAGAGTGTTACCAATTGTAACAACTAGCCAAAAGTGTTACCAAAAGTAACACATTCCCCCATTTCCACTGATTCCATTGACATATGAGCCAGATTCACGTTGATATGCACCAACATGAGGCATTGTCGTTTGATTATTACCGGTAAAAGAGTAATGTTGGATATGTTCTATCAACTACCTATATGGAGCGAATATGCATAAGATGAAAGTTCAAAACATGACCAGCAGTAGAGGCAACAAAGTGGCAAACCAGTTCATCATCACGACGGATAACGGCAGAGGTCGTACATTCCAGAGTTATGACACGGTGATAGCGAAGATTCAGGAGTGTTCTGGCGGTCGCGTCGTTGTACTTGACGAGAACAGTTGGGATTGCTCTGTGACTACCCGCCGTTACCGAAACATTTTTCTCGGTGAGAACAAAGCCGAGACAATCGCGAAGATAGACAGCGGAGAATACCTTTTAGCTGACCTCAACAATTAACGGAGAACTAAAAATGTCTGAACAGATAAAGTGGACGGCAAACGAGGAGCAAGCTATTGCTGATATTGAAGCGATAATTGACGCCAATAGCGTCGAATATGCTTTACAGGTAGTCGCTAAAGTTTGCCGATTAAAGGCAGATCACATTCAAAATTATTGGCAAGGCGAAGATCAGGCACTATTTTATAACAATCTTGGCGCAACTATTGACCTTTGGACTGAGCTGTTATTTGACGAATCCGTCTAATCCAGCCAAATAATTGATCAGGGATTAAATGGAGTGATTGATATGAAACTCACATTTACAGCAAAGAATGAGCAGGTAATGCTCAAAATGTTGGCTAATAAAATGACTGAAATTAGGAGAAGGTTAAATCCTTGCCCTAGCGAGATACTCGAAGA